TGGGCTTCGACCGATTACCAACTCGAGCCGTTGAACGGGGAAGTCTCCGGGCTTTCTCAACCGTTCACAAGGATCCGCGCGATTGGAGAGTATCTCTTCCCGCTGTGGGATCCTCGGAACGTCAACGCTCACGAAGCGACGGTCGAAGTGAAGGGCGTGTTCGGTTTCGCGAGCGTCCCGGCCCCGATCAAGCAAGCTTGTATCATTCTCTCGATACGCCAGTTCAAGCGCTATGACGCACCTTACGGCGTGGCGGGGTTCGGTGACATTGGCGCGATCAGGATCGGCCGTTACGATCCGGACGTCGAGGCTCTCGTGGGGCCGTACAAGAAGGTGAGAATGGCGTGAGTATTGCTGATATTCGCGACGGTATTGTTGCGAATCTCGCGACGATCTCGGGTCTTCGGACCTCGGTCGATATTCCGGACAACCCGTCCCCGCCGATCGCTTTCGTCGGGTTGGAGTCTGTCCAATACGATCAGAGCTTCCAGCGCGGTCTCACGGAATACAACTTCACCGTCACCGTCCTCGTTGGTCGCGTCTCGGAGAGATCCGCTCAACGCAAACTCGACGAGTATATCTCCAACGGGGCGCGCTCGATCAAGCTCGCGATCGAGTCCGACAAGACTCTCGGAGGGGACGCTTACGACGTGCGCGTCTCGGAGTTGCGAAACATCGGTACGGTATCATTGGAGCAAGTAATCTACTTGGCGGCCGACTTCGCCGTCACAGTATTCGCAGACTAAGGAGACATTGTGGCTAAGTTCGTAGCTACTGACTATGACATCACGATCGGTGGCACCGACTTCTCGGCAAGCCTCGCCGCCGTCACTTTGGACGTTTCCGCCGACGAGCAAGAGACCACCGCGTTCGGCGACTCTTTCCGTTCTCGTATCGGTGGACTGAAAGACGCGTCCGTATCCCTCGACTTTCACCAAGACTTCGGAGCCGCGTCGGTCGACGCGACTTTGTGGCCTCTACTTGGCGGCACCGCTCAGATCGTCATCAAGCCGACGTCGAGCTCAGCGAGCGCGACCAACCCGAGCTACACGTTCACAGCGCTTGTCACTCAGTATCAGCCGTTCGCTTCCAACGTGGGCGACTTGGCAACTTTGAGCGTGACGTGGCCTGTGACGGGAGCGGTGACTCGCGGTACGGCCTAGTTCGTGCTAATGTCTAGGTTATGAACTTCAACCTATTGGTGAAATACCTAGACGGATCCGAGAAAGAGTGCGCGGGGAAAGCGGCCGACATTGTCGCTTTCGAGTCTAAGTACGACTTGTCGATCGCGGCTCTCGATAAGGATCTCCGACTCACGCACTTGTTCTTTATGGCTTGGCACGTTGAGAAGCGTACCGGCGAAACGAAGCTCGACTTCGAGAAGTGGCTCGAGACGGTCGAGTCTGTTGAGGCGGCTCTCCCAAAAGAATCCAAGGGCTAGGGGACTCCTCGGCCCATTGGTCCATTGCGACGCTCGCCGTCGAGACCGGGATCTCCCCTCGGGAGTTGATGGAGCTCGATACGAGAATGTTGTGGACGCTTCAGCGCGCGGTCGTCGCTAAGGCTAACCGGGGACGCCCTCGACGCTAGAATGGATACGGAGGCGCGCTGTGGTATTGAAACCGACAATGGACTATACGGAGTTGACGTTCGCCGTGAACGAGCTCAAGAAGTTCGACAAGAAGCTTAAGGGCCGAATGGAGCGGGGACTTCGGACGCGTCTCGGCGGCGTCGCTAAGGGAATGGATCGGGAAGTCGCTTCGATCAACCCGCTCCCGCCGTTGTCCGGTTTCGAGAACGACGCGCGCGGGGATACGTTGGATTGGGATCCGATCAAGACCAAGATCCTCACAAGACTTTCCGCCGGTAAGGGCCGAGCGATCCTCCTCGTTCACTTTGAGGGTTCCCCGAACAAGAGAATGTTCCAGATCTCGGAGTTCGCTGGATCGCGAAACAACTATACGACTCCCCAAGGTCGGGCAATGATTGAACAACTCGAGGGTCGTTTCAAGCTTGTCCAAGGGAAGGGTGGACGGTTCGGGTTCCGCGCTTTCTTGAAAGTTCAACCGGAGCTCCTCCGGGAAGCCGAAAACGTGATCAACTCTTTCGTGGATCGTTTCAACCGGACAAGGAGCGCCGATGGCTAAGCCGGTCAACATTCCGATTACTTACAAGTCGGATCCGAGTGGTATCAACAAGGGGATCTCTTCTCTTAACGCTTTCAAAGCTGTCGGCGTGGCGGCCGCCGCCGCTATCACGGCCGCGTTCGGGAAGATCGCGTTCGACTCCGCGAAAATGGCGATGGAGTTCGAGACTTCTTTCGCGCAGATCCAAGGACTTGTGGGGTTGTCCAAGGACGAGGTGATCGAGCTTCAAGCGGCCGCTCGAGAGCTTGGACCTAGTTTCGGGAAGTCTTCTCAAGAAGCCGCCGACGCGCTCTTCTTTATCACCTCCGCTGGTCTTCGAGGAGCGGACGCGATCGACGTCCTCGAGGCGTCTCTGAAAGCTTCCGCGATTGGTCTAGGAGACGTCAACGCGATCGCGAACACGGCGACGGCCGCGATGAACACTTACGGGGCGTCCAATCTTTCCGGGACCGAGGCTGTGGAGGCTTTGGCGGAAGCCGTCCGACTTGGACAGTTCGCTCCGGAGGAGTTGGCGAGCTCTCTCGGTCAGGTGATCCCGATCTCGAACGAGTTGGGGATCTCTTTCCAAGAGACTACGGGTCTGATCGCTGGCCTAACGAAGACAGGTCTCCCCGCTTCTCAAGCTGTCACGGGTATCAAGGCGGCAATGCAAGCGTTCTTGAAACCGACGTCGGAAGCGGCGCGTATGCTCGAGAAGTACGGGATCTCGACGGACGAGGTCAAGAACTCGATCGAACAAGACGGCTTCTTGGCGACAATGATCAAGCTTCGGGAAGCGTTCGGAGAGAACGAAGAAGACTTCACGCGCGTGATCGGGTCGATCGAAGGATTGAACGGCGTTCTCGCTTTGACGGGGGAGAACGTCGCCGTCAATCAAGAGATCGTCTCGCAAATGACGGACGAGTTCCTCATTATGGACGAGGCGATGGGGATCGTCAACGAGACCGCACAGCAAAAGTTCAACGTGGCGATGGAGAATATCAAGGACAGCTTCCTCGAGATTGGTCTCGCGCTAATCGAGAGACTCCAACCGTATCTCGACCGCTTCCTTGAGTGGATCGACCAAAACGGGCCAGCGATCGAGGAGGGCTTCGACAAGGTCTTCCAAGTGATTGACGAGTTCGTCTCGAGCGACACAATGGCGAACTTGATCCAGAGCTTTACGGATCTTTGGCCGGAGATCAAGGAGGCCATCTTTCAATTCGGGGAGCTTGTGAGCGCTTTGATCCCGTTCGTCACGGACGCTTTGGGGGAAGTTCTCCCGCTAGTTCAAGACACGGTCTCCGCTTTCTCCGACATTGTGTTCTTCGTTGACGAAGCTGTGCGAGCGATTGGCGGCTTCTCCGACGAGTCCCCCGGCTTCATTAGTGTCTTGGAGAAACAACTCAACCCGGTGCAACGGTTGGCGACCGCTATGGAGACGTTGGCCGGTTGGCTCAACGCGGCGCGAGAAGCGTACGAGCGCTGGCGGAATAGCGGCTTCGATCCGAACGAGGATCTTGGCGGACAAGCTCGAACGGCGGTCCGATCTCGACGAGCGGGAGGAGGACCCGTCACAGCCGGAGGAGCCTTTATGGTTGGGGAGCTCGGACCGGAGATCTTCGTCCCGTCGGGATCTGGACAGATTGTCCCGAACAACGCTCTCGGCGGCTCAACAATCAACATCACAGTCAACGCCGGAATGGGAACGAACGGGGCCCGCGTCGGTGAGGAGATCGTTTCCGCGATCCGCCGGTACGAACGTTAAAGCGGTCCCGTGTTCGCGAGAGCGTAATGGCGACTGTTGTCGAGCTGTCGACCGTCGAAGGCTTTATCTTGGACGATCCGATCGCTGGTGTGTTGGATAACGTCGAGTACACGCTTGGCGGGAACTCGTTCGCCGATATAACGTCGAGCCTCATAACGGCGTCC